CCAGGCGCCTATCCAACCAGTCTACTGATTTCTCATAGCCAGCAATATACAGCTGGTTACGGAGTGATACAGTAGAGATGACTCCTGTAACGTCTGCTATCGTGGAAGGTAACGCTTGCCGGACTTTGACGATTGAAACGTCAAAACCATTAAAGTATTCCTTCCCGCAAGATTCCCTGAACTTTCCGGTCCAGAAACTCTTGCTCAAACCAACTCGAGCACCGAAATGCTCGAGAGTTTGAACGATAGTATGCACATGTTCTACGGGGACAATCAAGTCGTCTCCGTAGACGCGCACCAGGTCCGAAAGGGATCTGATATCCTTTCGGGTCATGGTAGTGTTGAGCGATCTCTCGATTCCCAAGAAGATCAAGGTCGTAAAGACCATGGCTTCCACAGGGAAACAGAGTGCTGAACCCATCGACGCGTACTTGGACAAACGGATTACTCCGTGCCCAGGTACGTCAGCCCGCCGGGATCTAGTCGCATCAATGGCCCTATGCAAATGGGGCCATTGAGAAACCATTTCCCGAACGAGCTGATTCGAGACACGGTCGGATGCGTCACTAAGATCTAGTGTCGCAGTTCTGCCATCAGCAGAACCTTGACGCGCCATCTCCTGGTTAGGAGTTTGGTTGTCAAAGCCGATTAGCCTTTGCAGGAGGTTATCCCTGGAAAAGGCCGAGGAGAAACAGCGAAGAAGAGCCTGTTGGGTGAACATCATCCAACTAGGCTCCATCGCTATTATCCTAGGTGCCTTGAGTGTCTTAGGCACAGAAATGACCTTCACAGGCATTTCTGCACCGGGTTCGAGGATGTCCACTTGATCCAATTCATCAGTAAAATGATAATTGGGAATCAAGTACTCATATGAGGGGAAGACCCCATCGAGTCGACTGGTCCAAGTCCGCATCCGATACTTACCATTGCTGGTAAGACCATCGGCAACGGAGCCAGGGCCATGCTTTGGCAGCATTTCTCCATAATAGACATCTCTGTCCATTTGGGTAAAAATGCCACGAAAAAGCACACTTGACATTCTACGGAAATCATCCAAATCTTCCTGGGTGAGATCCATGTCGAGTGATCGGACATCCTGCTCACACTCGACGTAATTCTGCATCGCTTGAGCTTCTCGTACTTGCGTACAAGGAAGCTCAATCTTGCCAAACATCAGCGTAAGCTGGCGTATGGCAATGATTGCATCGATGCATGGTTCGTCGAGCAACACACCAGTGTCTCGGTCGAACACACGGGAGATGAAACCTCCTAGAAATAGGGGGAGACATCCCCTTCCATTCGTAAAGGAAGGGTGGATCCCGACCTGACGAAGGTCAATCCCTTTTTGGAGAGACTTTCCAAAGTCAGGTAGGGTTATCGTAAGAAACGATAACCCCTCATGTTCGAACCGCCTGCGAACAGTATTAATGTCCGCAGTGGCGCTAGTGCTGCATCGGGCAGCCGATTCCTCAGCTACCGATGACCAGAGTGACATCAGGCTTTTCAACTGTCCTCCTCATTTGAGGTTGCAGTTCCTTAGCCTAGTGCACTCAATCATGTGAGCAATGACTAGCAACGCTAGTCATTCACTATTCTATAGTGCTCCTACTCACATGAACCACAGGAATGCCTTGGTAGGCATCCAGATGAAGGCACCAGAGATACACTATCTCATGGCGGTCCGAATAAACGAATACTGACACAGGTACGACCCATCTGAAGTAATCAGATGCGGAAGACATGTATCAGGAACTCGTTCACGGACGCATGGAACAGATCAAGGATCATTACTATCAACAAGACAACTTTATAGTTGATCTTGAGATAGATAGTGAAACCTTCACTGTCCATGTCCAACCTCTGGTTCTGAGGGCCTAACCCTATCTTCGAAGAGTCTCCTTCCGGAGGCTCGATGAAGGCAGTTATAGGACCCTCAGGTCCTCTACGACTCACCACCGAGGAGTCTGGTGATGAGGGCATCCGTTGAAGCTGAGTACATGGCTTTAAAGCCAGCGTACACAGCCAGCTGTTCCGCAGCCGTATAACCCGCCACGGGAACATCAAAGACGATGTAGTTACTCATCGACACTTTGACGTTTTCCGTAGGGCGGAACGGATCCGGAGCCAGCTTCGAATGGTTGACCCGAAGCAAGTGCCTGTAACGCTTCCCGCTATCGTG